GCTCTCTGGTTGTTGTGCCAGGTCATCAGGATGTCGAGCATCGACTGTTGACGACTCAGCAGCTGCTGCATCTCAACAATCGACTCGGTGACGTCGGACACCTTAGTGTCGAGTCTCACCATCTCCTGAAAGTTGTCCGTCAAGCGGCGATGCAGGTGCACCACTTCCTTGATCAGGTTCGAGTTATTGACGACTTCGCGACGTAGCGCCTCCATATCACTCTCGGGATGGCCTACAGTCTCTTGTTGGTCTTCATGCACTGTCGTGCCCTCACTGCGCTATACAACAATGCTAACGGCACGACTTACGCCGGTGCGACCGGCCACGCTGGAGGGTTCTGCGTCAGGTCTGTGCGATTGACTGCGACCCGGTACTGTTTCCACAGCTTGAGCAGGGCCACCTCCGCAGCCGTTGCATCATCCAGATCGACTGCATCCTGTAACGGAGCTATGCGGAGCGCTGCCAACGCCAAAAGACGATCTTGCTCTGCCGTAGCAACTGCAATAGGGTCGATTGGTGGATTTTGCCGCGCCAAGAAGTCAAGGTATCGCGGATCATCCTCTTCAACCTCTCCGAGGTTTTGGTAGAAATCAGGATCTTGTGGCGATGCGTAGTACCCAGTGACTACCGTCTCGGTAGCATCTTCGAATGTCACGATTACTTTAGCCATGATGATTCCTTAGAAGTCGTAGGACGACACATAGACTGTGCCGCCACCAAAGGTCCCTGTAGTCACCTGGGTCTGCCAATAAAGGGTCCGTGAAGTGATGATCTTCATCCCTGAAAACGGGGCGTCACTGATGTTCTGGATACCGCCCGTGGTTGAGTTCCCGGCCACTTGCACCTGACCGACACCACCCGCAGTAGACGCCAAAACAGTGATCGCGTTGGTACTGTTCGTACCGCTGACGGTCATAAAGCCACCACATGCGATAGCGTTGCTGGGAACAACTCCCGCGATAGAAACGGAGGTGAGAGATGCTATCTGTGCTCCGCTGTCTGCTACCTGGATATACGGGAACGACAGGCTCCGATCTACCTGGTTAGCAATCACAAATTGGCTAGCTTGGATCTTCCAGACGCTTACCAACGCCGAAGCGGTGTACCCGGCCGGCATGCTGGCGCCGCCGTATACCTCGGGGGCAACAGAAGAACTAACATCGACCGCTAACAGTGCACTCACGGCGGTAGTCGGGTTGTAAATGGCGTAGAGCGCCACCCATCCATTCGTTGGCGGACCGACTGCATCCATCCCGCCTGCGCCAATGGTGCCCAGGTTGATCGTCTTACTGAAATTGCTCAGGAGCCACGCCGACCCGCCTAGCGCAGTTTTTACCCCGATCTCATCTGCGGTAAAAGTCGCGGTTGCCAGTGAAACCGTGACTGCCATTCTTGCATTACGCACGCCGCCCACAACTGCCGCTTGCGATAACGGAGTTGCGGCCACACCCGTACTGATCAACAGGATGTAAGAGCCGCCACCAACAGAGGTGTTCCACTGCGCCAAGCAGTCACCATTGGCAGCAATTTCACCGCCTTGCAGTGCTGAATGATCGACACCGACAAGCGCCACCGCCCCCAGGCCGTCATTTATAGTTGATGCGCCCGTGTTCGCGAAATTGGCTTTAAATCGTAAGAGTTGCCCTTCGCTGCGAGCAGCAATCACTGGCGTGAAGGCGCAGACGTAGGCATTGGCGCTACCAGTGGAGACAGCGAAGCCGTTATTTTTTACCGCGTTTGCTGTGAACGCAGTGTTGGCAATTTTCGTTGAGCTGTCGCTTGCGGCTTGGGTCGGAGCAGTAGACGAGCCAGAGAGTGCAATACTGTCGAAGTCCGTCTGCTGAAGGCCAACGTTGGTTCCGTCGCAATAGATCTCGGAAGCTTTGCCTTGAGTGACCGCAACGCCAGAACCAGCCGCTGTTTTCAAGGTAACCGTGAATTTGCCGGAGGTGGCATTGACAGCGGTCCAGACACCAGACGAGTTTGGTAAAATCACTGTTTTGTTGCCGGTCAGCACACCGGTCAGCGTGAGGATAGCCGCACCATACTGGGCAGCCGTCAGCGTGATCGATCCGCTGCCGGCAATGGAGACCGATACCAGTCCGTTGCTGGCAAACTGGGCAAATTTCGTGTTAGCAATCAGTCTGCTACTATCGCCAGCGGCCACGTCTGGCGTAGTTGGCAATCCAGTAAGTGGCGGGGAATTCAATGGGGCGCGAGAGCTGTCGGTTGGGTGAACGTGATCTTCGCGAGCCACATCGGTCGAGGTGCCAATCGCAGCCGTTCCGTCTACCAGCGGAAGAGCATTAGCCAGCGCACATTCGGCGGCAACACCGAGCTGCCGAGTCCAGTTTGCCGGGTTGAAGGCCGCCGGAGCGATCGTTGTGTTGGCCTTCCAGATGTTGCTCTGGTAGATAACCTGCTGACCGCCGGTGTAGCTGTTCGCCACGCTATGAGCGGCAATGCCCGTGCCTTTCAAGGCGTTCAGCGCATTGACCTGAGCCTTCAGCCAATTGGTCCGGTTCGCCAGCCCCTTGGCCTGCAGGTTGGAGATACCGTTAACGCCACCAATCACCGCATCGACAATTTCGATTTGGTAAATGCCGGCGTCATAACTGGCGGATTCTGGAACGTTAGCCATTTCTGACTCCTGAAATTTTATGCAACGGTAAGGTCACGACACAGATCAGGGCATGCCAGGCCAGTATCGATTTCCTTTTGCGATATTCTCTGCTGCCGGAATCACTGCAATGTTGTATTCACTGTGAAGACCACAGACCACCTTTGAACGAAGCGGAACGATGTGATCCACATGCCAATTTATGCCGGTAACCTCATACCTTTGCCTTGCAAGATCGAAGGCTTCCCTAATCACCAGATCAAATAGCTCGAGACAAAACGGCCTAAAAGCCAATATTTCTGAGGCTCTTCGCTCGGCACACAGCCGCAAATACATACCCTTGTTTTTGTGGTAGTGAGATTTGCACATTGCTCGATGCGCCTCAGCATTGACCTCGCGCCATGCTGCAAACCTAGCCTTTACCTTTTCTGGATTCGCTGCGCGATACCGGTCCATGGCTTCGCGTGCTGAGCGCCTGTAGTCATCAGGGTTTTCCTGGCGCCCTACTTTCTTCTTTTTCAACTGACATTTTTTGCAGCTGGATTTCCGACCATCTTTGTACGTTCTGTCTCGATGGAATTCGGATACAGGAAAAGTCACCTTGCATAAGGTGCACTCCTTGCTGATTACCAAGCTCATCTCAATTCCAGAAATTTCTAAAAGTTAATCCTCCAGGTGCCGGCGAGCGAAAGATCGGAATCTTTCACAATGGCGCCGGCGCGCGTTTTCCGAGCGAAGAGAACGTTGCCAGTAGTGAACAGACCGAATTCCATGATCGACAGGCCGTTGGCCTCGGACGTGCCCAGCGTAAAGGCGTATTGAACGGCGTTGGTCGCTGGATAGGTCACAGCACCAAGAGCATTCACATAGGCACCAGTCAACGACGTGTTGCCAGCAGCCGGCGCAGTGCCGGACGTACCGAAACCGATCTTGGTCAGCGAGCGGTTGGCGACGTCGCCACCGATCAATCTTGCGAGTTGTTGCTTGGACAGATTGACCACTAGGTTGGCGTCTTCATAGACTTCAATCAGGACGCCTTTCCGGTAAATATTCAGCGTGAAAATACCTTCCGGACGGAATTCCTGATTTCCAGAGTTAACGGAATCGACGAGTTGAATCATGGCGGTTACCCTCACTGAATGACGGGAGGGTAATGTCACGACCTCATGGCTTACGTGGTCAGCATCACCAGCTCTGCGCTGGACAGTCGACGAGGGTAATAGCGGATAGAGTGGATGTAGCAGTTGGTCGTTGCCGTGCCATTGCTACCAAGCAACATGGAGGACACCGCGGGCAACGAACCGGATGTGTCCGTGCCAATCAGAACGCCATCCACGGCGCAGGCAAAATCGTCCGTGGCATAGGCGTATGCGACCTTCTGTCCGGCAGAACCGATAGCTGTTTGCATTGCAGCTTGGGCAACACCGCCGACAATAGTCGTCCCGCCTGTTCCCGATTGTCCGGCACGCACTATCGACGCAAGGATTCGATCAGAAACAGTGCCTAGCTGCGCAACGGTGGTGCCAGATGTGCCGATGTTTGTAGCCTCTGTATAGAGCGTTCCGCCTGCCGGGCTGAACCACGGCGTCAGTGTGTTCAGAGTGGCGTTATCGGCGGCGCGGGTCACGGCTGCTGCTACGGTTGGGATATAACTCGATAGCGACCCCTGTTCGAGTTGTGCACCCCAAATGTAAAGGCCCGA